AATAATTGCGCTAATAATGATGATTTCCCTCCCTATTAGTTGTTGGTTGGTGGCATTTCTTTTACCTAAAGGTGGTGAGTAATGGATGAATCACGCAAGCAGTTTGAAGAGTTTATTTGCAGCATATCTAATAGCGATATCTGTCGATACTTCATACTCAGTAAAGATGCATCTGGCAACTATACCTTACCAAGAACCCGTGACAGGTGGGTATTCTGGCAGGCATCACGTCAATCTCAGCGAGTTATCGCATACCTAACCCACCAAGGCAGCGCAGTATCTCCCGATGACTTCGAAGGAGGTGAAACTGAAATGCACGAAACAGCCAAGCGCGAAGAATGGTTTCCACTGGTGAAGAAAGGAGAATAACCATTGCAATTCGACCTGGTGAAACATCTGGGCGGCGTATTCTCTCCAGCAAGTGAAATAGACCTCGAAAGACTCCAGCGATTCAAAACAGGCGAAACTTACACCGCCGAAATCAAACTCACTCGTAACCCGCAATTTCATCGCAAGGTGATGGCCTTCTTCGGCTTTTGCTTCGAGAACTGGTGCGCTAATCGTTCCGGTCTTGAGCATATGGACGAGCACAGCCAGTTCGACCGTTTCCGCAAGGACCTGACCATATTGGCAGGGTTCTATGTACAGACGGTGAGATTAAACGGTGACGTGAGGATTGAGGCTGAGAGTTTAGCCTTTGCCAACATGAGTCAAGACAGGTTCGAGAGTGTCTATAGCGCACTGATTAACGCCGCCATTAAACACGTCTTTGCTAACACCAAAGACCAATCAATTCTCAACAGGCTACAAGCCTTTTTCTGAGGTATGCCAAATGGAACACATCACATCAATACCAAAGATGCTGAATCAGAACAAACACAACATATCTGAAGTGGCTAGACAGCTAATGGTCAATAGAAAGACAGTAGCTAGCCTAATTGACGACAAAGACTGCATTCATCACATCGTAGTGCGTGGTCGATTAATGACTGAGACGAGGACTGCAAAGTGACAGCTTATTACAACGAGTTCGACCCTAAAGCAGCAGCCTGGCTCAGAGAGCTAATCAAACAAGGACACATCGCTGACGGTGTAGTCGATGAAAGGAGTATCACAGATGTTAAACCAGAAGACCTCGCAGGATTTACCCAATGTCATTTCTTCGCTGGAATCGGCGGCTGGTCATACGCCCTTCGACTCGCGGGAATACCCGATGACTTCCCATGCTGGACAGGAAGCCCACCATGTCAGCCATTTAGCACAGCCGGCAAGCAACTCGGACAGCTTGACGAAAGACACCTTGCACCAACCTTTATGCGCCTCGTTGACGAGTGCAAGCCTGCAATCCTCTTTGGCGAGCAAGTTAGCGCAGCGATTGGAAAACACTGGCTCGACGATTTATTCACTGAGTTGGAAAGACAAGGTTACGCCTGCGGGTCGGCCGTATTGCCAGCGTGCAGCGTCGGCGCTCCGCACAAAAGAGACAGATTATTCTTCGGATCAAAGTTGGTGGTACACGCCGACAAAGAATACCAACACGCAGCCAAAAACCAGGAGGGGGTTACAGACTTTAACAGGTCAAGTATGTCATTTAACCAATTGGCCGACTCCTCAAGCTCACGACACTTGCGGGTCGAGAGCACCGAGGTTCAAAAGAGACGGGAATCGGAATCCGAATATATTGGAAAGTTATCGTCACGACTTGGCGGATGCACCATATCTGATTTTCAGTCAAGCACCAGAGTGGAAAGCGTGGCCGGCTCCAACAGCCAACGACCACAAGGGGAGTGGTCCAACAGTAATTCGCAAAGACGGGAAGGATCGGACGTTCGACAGGTTGGACTACGCGGCGGAGCAGGGGATAACCCAACCAATCCGCATAACGGATTCTGGTCAAATCCTGACTGGTTCGGATGCAGGGATGGGAAGTTCAGGCCAGTTGAACCCTGCACATTCCCGTTGGCTAATGGGATTCCCGCCAGAGTGGGACGATTGCGCGGTTACGGCAATGCCATAGTTCCACAGGTTGCTGCCGAATTCATAGGCGCGTTCATGGAGTCTATCCAAGACAGTGAATGCAACGTCTGCGGATTTCCTTCAGAAGATGACAGGTGGTGTGAAGTCTGTGAAGAGGTCTATCAGGCTAAGGACCCGAACTTTTACGATTTAGGAGGTGATAATGGTCAAGGCCAAAAAGCCGAAGCCTAAAACCTGCCGAATATGTAAGTCGAAATTCTCCCCATCGTTATCTACTCAAATCGTCTGTTCTACCTACTGCGCCATTCAACACGGAAAATCCCAATCAGCAAAACAAGCTGAGCGGAAAGCTATTGCCGAAAGGAAAGCACACCGGAAAAAGAAAGCTGATTTGAAGCCATTAAAGCACTGGGAAGATATGACTCAAAGAGTCGTCAATGACTACATCCGGCAGCGTGATGAACATCTTCCATGTATCAGTTGCGGAACTTGGGACACCGTCCAGTGGGAGGCTGGCCACTTCAGGTCAAGGGGCGCAGCATCACATTTACGGTACTTCGAGGACAATATTTCAAAACAATGTCATCGCTGTAACGTGCAACTATCTGGTAACCAGCAGCAGTACCGCATCAACCTGATAGCGAAAATAGGTCCTGAGAGAGTCGAGGCGCTCGAAAGTAACAATGAACCACACCGATACACCCGTGAAGAGCTTGAAGCGCTCAGGGCGCACTACAGGCAGAAAACCAGAGAGATAATTAAGCAAAGGGAGGGAGTATGAGTCACTTAGAAAGAATGGCTAGAAATGCTGAAATAAATCGCAAGCCAGTAACTGTGAGTGTTGGATTATTAAAAATGGCTCTGGAAGAAATAAAAATGCAGAGGGTTACAGGTGATACATTTCTCACTAAAGCCGCGATAGCTACTCTCGAAGATGCTCTGGAAAAGGCAGGTCATTCATGACTTGGCTAACAAAACTCCTTAACCACTTCTCACCCATAACCCCAACAGTCCGGCACAAAACCCCACAGAGTTATCCAGCCCAACCCGGCAAGAAGCGGAGGAAGAAGTCATGTCGCGTGAATTAACCAAAGAGCAGCAGGATTGGATTGAGCAATGGCTAGAGTTATGGGGGGCATGGGTATATTCAGGTCGCTTAGAAAAGCGTATGAGCAGCATGATAGCCCAGTGGATGGAAAGTGTAGAGCCAAGCGGTTATCCGACAAGGCCCATGTGTAATGATGATGACGGAATGTTGATTTCTCAGGTCGTAGATTCCGTGCTCAAAGTTGATCCAACTACTTTGGGGATATTGATGGCTTATTACGTCACCAATAAATCCAAGAGAGCAATAGCAGCTTACTACTATCGCTCTGCAAAACCACGCAAGATATCTAAGGGGAGACTAGGTGAAGGTTGGAGGAGGCCATCAGAGGAAACGCTAAGGAAAGAAGTTAGCGAAAGGTTGAAAGCAAGTCAGTACATGATCTTCTTCCCTCTAGAAAATGCCATGAAAATGCGAAAGATGAAGCCTAAAGTTAAGCATATTCAGGAAAATTGCTTGACATGGTAATACCTATTTACCCATAATATACACATAAGCTGCCTTTAGTGAATCTTAAGTTCACAAGGCGGCTTTTTTATTGCTATCAATTTAAAGGGGTAATGAATTATGCTGATCCGTGACCGGTCAATTATGGAGAAAGCAATGAGCATTACTTATGAAGATATTAGAGCCAAGCAGCGAGAGCTAGTTTCCAAATATGAGGACAGGAAATCTCAACTTCATGCTTGGGGCTACGATTTAGTGAATCAGTTTAGAGATTCTTTAAGTCTCCCTTCTGAATTCTGGAAAGACAGCAAAGGCTCAGACAGAAAATACATAACAATTGGCTATATCAATAATAAGGGCTTATTCCAGTACAGTCCTTTAGCTGCGATACAGCTCGATGACAACTTTTCTTTGAACTTCATGCTGGACTTCGTTATTGAAGATAACCCGTTCGAAGAGCAAAGTATCAGAATAGAATTATCCCTAAACTACAACGAAGAATTCCTAGTTGTTGACATTGGCAAAGGGAAGAAAACTATTAAAGTTGCTTATCCATCGGAAGATGGTGCTTTTGCTGAGGTTTCGAATGCAATCAAGCAACTGGTAATGAATTTGCTATCGGAACAAAGGCTCTAGATGCCTTGACCTTAACCTCGCTTCGGCGGGGTTTTTTATTGCAACAGACAAGCGCATTTGGTCAATTCTAGGGTACTAGAGAAGACGTAAGTCATTGGTAAATGAAGTGCGCTTTTCGTTGTGATAAATGTGTGTTTGAGAGTATTGACGCAGTAATTACATTGTTGTAAATATTATGCGCCGCCTACAAACCCATCCGGTTAATCACGCATTAGGGCGGTAGGATACAAAAGACTGCCTGTGCTTTTGTGTTCTTGACTACAAAGACATGGTAAGAACGCATTGCCATGCGCCCAACCAGAATTTAAGCCTCACAGATGTGGGGCTTTTTTTTTATTTGGTATAATTCCATCATTTTAATTCCCCCGAATTCGAGGGGATAGACCATTTTCGTGACGTCAGCAATATGGTTAACCTCACTTTTTGGGATCTGATGTAATGCTAGATTACTTACCCTCATTACTGAGGGTGACAAGCATTAACATAATGATTTAACGATATATTATTGCTTGATGGTTGCTTGATGATTTTTGCGGTTGCCGTCAGAAATTCGCAAATCCCCCAATATTTGGGATCATTAAAAACCATAGCAGAATCACATTCCAAGGCTTCACTTCGGTGAGGCCTTTTTTATTTCACCGCAAGTCAATCCCAATTATCCCACACAGATACTATCAAGTGACAGGCGGTGAATCCCTACACACAGCACCTAGCTTTTAACTCAAGCCAAAGGTGGAAACCATGAAGACAATCAATATGCCCGGTAAAATTTCATCGGTAGTCAGCTATTGCGCGTCTGGATCACTTATTTGTTGGGGGAGCGTAATGGACAAGATACACCACCTCGACTGGCAAACCATTTCGGTTGTTGGGGGGCTAGTCATTGGTGTTATCACCTGCGCTAGTAACTTCTACTTTAAGCGAAGACAGACAAGAGCGTACGAGAGCCAGTTATCGCGGGGAATAATTTCGCCCCCACCGCAAGAGGATTAAGCCATGGCTATTTCATCTTCTCTGCGTAAGGCATTAATTGGTGTAAGCGGAGCAGGTGCAATAGCTATTGCCACTGTGCTAGTTCCGAGCCAAGAGGGTACAGAGCTAACACCCTACCGAGACATTGGCGGCGTATGGACTGTATGCAGCGGTGTTACAGGTAAAGACGTTATTCCCAGCAAGGTCTACACCAAACAGGAATGCGACAATCTCCTGCAAAAGCATCTTCGAGTATTCGCCAACTCAGTCGAAAGCTCTGTGAAAGTTCCTATGAACGATTATCAAGAAGCAGCTCTGATTAGTTTCTCTTACAACGTCGGCACCTATGCATTCGAGCATTCGTCTGTATTACGTAACCTTAATTCCGGGCAATACCAGCAAGCCTGTGATGGCCTGCGTCAGTGGAAGTACGTAAATAAGAGAGTTGTGGCCGGATTAGTTAATCGTCGCGAGGTAGAGCGCGAAATCTGCCTGTGGGGGGAGTGATGGAATGGATAATTGCCAACTGGCGGCTAATCCTTATCACCATTCTTTTCGGTGGAATCATTTCTCTGATTAGCGAAGTCAATCATTACCGACACTCAGCTAACGAGTGGAAGAGTAAATCTGCTCAGGCATCAGCCCTCGCTGACTCTAGGTTAAAGACAATCAACCAGATGCAGATTCAGCAAAAGGCTGTCTCGGCAATCGACCAAGCGTATCAACTCCAACTCAAGGCGAAAGACGATGAAATCAGCTTTCTTAGCGATCGCGTTAAGTCTGGTTCTGTCCGGTTGCGCGTCAAAGCAGTATGTCCAAGCGGAGTGCCCCAAGCCAGCACCTCCTCCGGCATCACTAATGCAACCAGCGCCGAACTCTCAGCAGACGCTAGACAAGATTATTACACCCTCAGAAGCCAATTAGCTCAAGCCACAGCCCAGATTAACGGCTTGCAGGCTTACATCAGGGAAATCACCAAATGAAACTAATCCAGTGGCTAAAAAGCCTATTCAACAAAGAGAGTAAACCCATGACAGAGCCAGTAACTACCGAACAGCCAGCAGTAGCCGATCCAGTCGCAGCAGCAACCCCGATCACCGAAGCAACCGCAGGTGTAAAAGACCTAGCGAAAGCTTACGAGTTCATCAAATCAGGCATTAGCCATCTTGGTGAAGCAGCAGAGGGTGAATTAATCGCTCTCGCTAAAAAATATCTGTAGTAACCAGAACAGAGGTCATTAACGTGGCCTCGATTGTGGTTATTACCCGATACCCAAAATCTGGGTAACGACCCCAAGCCCACTTTAACCGGTGGGTTTTTTTATGCGCCATGCCCGGCGAATTAACCAAACGCAGAGTCTTCTGGAAACAAGCCTCGGAGAAACGCCGTTATAGGTGGTGACCTCTCTGTGGGCGTCGTTTCTGGGCAACGAGGCTCGTTTCTAAAGGAAATCACCATGCAAGCATTAAAATTATTAGATACTCACGTTCGTATTGATCAAGAGGGTATGATTTGCCTGACTGATATGTGGAAAGCCAGTGGGAAAAGCGAAAGCGAATCCCCTTACCATTATCTCCGTAACAAACAGACAAAAGAATTCCTGACAGAGCTTGAGAAAAACCACGAATCTGTGGTTTTCACTGAGCGGGGAGTCAAAGGGGGTACTTATGGTGGTAAGTTTGTGGCATATGACTATGCGGCATGGCTAAACCCTGGATTTAAATATGCAGCGTACAAAGTTCTTGATGATTATTTCACAGGTCAACTTCAACGCAGAAGCTCTCTCAGCGCTCAGTTGAATATTAAATGTATGGAGTTTGACCAGAAGAAAGATATGGCGAGTTTTTGCGGGCAGGGGTTGGCTGGCTGGAAACATGAAAAAGCTGTTCTGGTTGCTGAGATAAATTCTCTGACAAGTCAGTTACAGATATCCATACCTGAGCTGGAGAATAGCCATGGGTGATAAAACTCCAGCCCATGAATTCTTTTGCTGGCGTGTCGCTGAAGCATATTGTTATTACCTGTTCAGGAACAACCATGCTCTGATATATCGCCACATGTTTGGTGATATTCAGGTTAATCAGCATTTCATTTCCGGGCTTCTGGATGGCCGAATCGGTGAGAAATTAAACGAACGCTCTCAAGCAACGTTTTATTACAAGTTGCTAAAGCCATTCGACCGGACACCAGATAAAAACGTCATATTTGTTGGCGGAGTGGCACCTGAACTAAATCGCAGGGGGATTCGTTATATGAATTCCTTTCTGCGTGAGTTCGGCATGATGCTGATTGATATAGGTGTTAAAAACGTCAACGGTACGATATCTCTACCAGACGATTTTATGGCCTAACCAACCTGAGAGCCACTTTCACAACGGCTCTCTGTTGAAGTGCCTCACATTAGCCAATCAATACCTTTGGCTGAAATTCTTAAGGTACTTGTGTTGACCCACCAGAAGCCTCCTTCGGTGCGGTCATACATCATCTCTGCGTGTATTAATCCTTTTTCCTTAAGATACAGTAGGTAACCATCTAATGTCTCATCGCTTCCTAATGCACCAGAAAGTTCTTTATACCCATCCGACCCAAGCGATCTCGGGTAAGAATGCCTAATTCTAATCAGAATGCTTTTAGCTATATCAAGTTTTATTTCCATTGCAAGGTTGGCCATTAGCTTCTAAGTAAATTTCTGATAAGTATAGAGCCAATATTAATAGATAAATTAAATAATCTATTCAAAGTAGCCTGCATCACAGAGCATCTTATCGGGTGCTGTTTAATGC